ATCATTTCTGATTGCTGCGTACCAATTATTCTAGCACGTTCGTCTTTACGATCTTCTATTTCTTTCTCTCTCTGCGTTTGTGCTTCAGCTTCTATTTTAGCTAGTTGCATATCGTATTGAAATTTCTGCTCCATTAGTTGTCTTTTTATTTGAGCTTCCATTTCCATTTTTTTAATTTCAAACTGAGACTTGCCTCGCTCAAGCTGTAATTTACTTTCAGTTAATGCTTGTTGTTTTTGAACCTCTGCTAAAGCTGATTGTTCAGAAGATTGGGCGTTTGCTTGAGCTTGAGCCTGTATATTTTCTAACTGTATAGCTCTTTCTCTTTCAGCTTTTTGTCTTTGTTTTTGTTTTAAAAGTTGGTTTGCTAATTTTGTATTGTTAACTTGTCTTATATCTATAGCATCTTCTAAACCTATTTGACCAGCCTGTATAGCTACTTGAATATTTCTTTCTAGCATTTGTTTTTCTTCTTGTTCTGGTTCAAGTTCTAAAAATATACCAAACTCATGTAGATTTAGTTTTTCTATCTCTTGCAAGATATTTACATTTGAGTTATTTATAGAACTCATTAAAGCGTTTTTCAACAAAGGAAAGCTAAGAGCATCTGAAGCTTTTAAACTAATATTTTCAGATACTCTAATTGTTAAATACATTAAAGATTGAAGAATATGTTTTGTAGCTGTGTTAGACGCAGCTGCGGCTAATTTTTGTAAACCAACTAATGAGTCTTGACTTGGTTGACTACCATCTCTAGCTTCATTCAACCCGGTCACATCACGTATCATCTGTAGATAATACTGATATGTTTGAACAAGAGATTGTATCTTGCCCATGGCTGAAGAAGTTTGAAGCTCTTGAATAGGTACTTTACCTGAATTTAAATCTCCGTCTTGAGTTAAACTTCTACCAACAATACTACCGGTCTGGAAGTACATGTTTAAAGCTTCTTGCGGATTATAACTTGTACCGTTACCAAGATCAACTTCAGCTAAACCGTCTACATCTACAAACACACCGTCTGGCACCATGCGTGCTAACACCTGTTGTATTTTTAAATGCGTAAGTTGTATCATATCAGCAAAACCAATACATTTGCTTACAACGCTTTCTATACGACCTTTATACATACGAGGAGCGGTAATGCTATAGTTCATTTGAACTTTAGTTTGATCGCTATAAGGACGCGTCATATTTTCAGCCAACTCCCACTTTAACATTTTTTCGTAACCAAGTATTTTTGCTCCGCTGTATAACACTTCAATTGCTCGATGCACTTTATTATAGTTTTCAGCGTTCTCAGGTGGATTAAAAGAATCATCTTTTTCAAGAGCTTTTTCTAAACCTTGATCTGTTTCTTTTATTTTAAATACTTGATTATACTGATCGTCTTGACCATAATAATTACGTGTGTAGTTTGCGTCACCAGGATATTTTTCTATCTCTTCTAAATCACTATCGGTTAAATAAGGAAAAAGTTTTTTAACCTCTTGCAAACTCATAGACTTTAACTCACCTACATAGTATATATCTTCAAAGTTAGGATCTTCAGTATATGAATAAACTAAATTAGCAGGATCAACATAATTAACTGTAATTCCATTTGCTAGATTAAAATCAGTTTTAACAGCTGATATACCTAGCACAGTTAAATCATAAGCTAATCTCTTTTTTATTTCATCATACTTGTTATAGCTTAAAACGTTTTCAATGAGCTCTTCTTCTGCAATCTCTACAGACTGCTTGTAATCTAATTGCATGTAAAGCTCTAGCTCTTGCTCTGTAGCTGGTAACTCTTTTATTTGTTTATTAGAAAAGAAATTTTGACCAGTAAGTTGATTTAAAGTTTCTATCTCTTGACGACTCTGCATATCGCTTATAGCGTTAAATATAAAGTCGGTTCTTTCTTTTAAAGCAAATGGATCTGTTGCAAAAGATTTTATTTCATAACCTTTATCAGTCATACCATTTACTACGATGTCAACAAACTTAGACAACACAGCAACTGGTTTCCAATCTAAATTTAAATAAGATAAATCACCGTTAATAGAAAGTTCATCTTTATACTTAGCTACAGACTGTTCGCCTCTAGCATAAAGTCTAAGTCTGTGAAAGTCTTGCCAGTTATTTCCGAAACGACCACCAGCGCCTAAGCCTTTGTCACCTCTAAACCATTCGTTTTCAATAGCTCTACCTACTTGATAACCGTAGTCATAAGTGTTTTTCTCTGCATCTGGTACTACCTGACTTGGAAAAGAACTATTAACATTAGTATAAACCATCTATTTTATTATTTTTGAAGTATAACCTGTGTTATCATATTTTTTAAAACTTATATTCACTGGTTCTTTTTCAACCTCTGCTACCGGTGAATATTTATTTTTGTTGCAAGCCATAATAGCTAAACCAGAACTTATTGTAGCATCAAACTTTGTTCTGTTATTTATATTAAACTTAGCCCAGTCTTCAAGCGTACGTTGAAAATACATTTGTCCGTACTCTGTTTCTTTTAAACCTACGTGATCTTCAATATAAGATTCTATAGCTGCAGCATGCGCTTGCTTAATGTCTTCAGATGAGTTTGGTATTCCACCTATCTCTCTTTCTGCAACCGAAAGTTTATTATATACTTTGTCTGGTCTGTTAATAGAAAACTGTCTATAACCTCTTCGCTTTAAGTAATACAATAACCTTGGTTTATTATTCTCTGCTAGTATTGGCATACCATAAAAATGTAACGCCATAAGCACGTCTTCGAAAAACATTTCAGCAGTTGGAGGTCTTGATATATATTCTAAAAAAAACATATTAAAAGGCGCTTCTTCCATACTAAACTTTGTAAGTCCGTGTAAAGAACCTTTAGAACCTTTCTTGTCAACTGTACCTGATATGTCGTAAGAATCACATCCAAAAGCGCCTACGTGATCATTGCCTGGATATTTAACTCCATTCTTTATTATTACACGATTTTGTAATCTTGCAGGTGGAATCCACGAAACTAAAAACCTACCGTTGTTATCAGGTATAAAATTAACAGTGGTATCTTTTATTCCTCCTGCCCACTGGAAATTACCTTTGGTGACCAAGGTTTTATTTCTCATGTCCTCATTGTAATCTATCTGCTCGTATATTTTAGTTAGATTAAATAAAGATAATTTAGCTTCATCTCTGAACGCATGTTTCTCTGTACGTGGAAACTGTCGATAGTATTCATTTAAACCGTCCTGATCATTCCTAAGACCATCTACTTCATTCTCCCAGTGTTCTATAACACCTGTTGTTATTAAGTCACCGTGTGCGTCTTTAACCGCGTCTTTTGGTTTTTCGAATACAGGTACGCCATAAGCATCGATGAATCCTTCGTAATTCCATTCCATAGGTATGAACAAACTATATAGTCCTGAGCTAGTCTGTCCATTGCGGTTTCTTTGCGTAACGTCTGAAGCATAGTATAGTTTTTTAAAGTTTTCACCACCTTTGTCAAGAGCGTTGCTCGTTGATCCCATCATACACTTACCAACGATCTTACTACCTAATCGCATTGTGGTTTTTGTAACGCGCCAGTTATTTAATATATTATCTGGCTTTTCCCATTTACCACTTTCATCGTGAACTAACAGTTTTAGTTTCTCACCGTCGTAACTGTTATCACCTGTATTTTTCCAGTCAATAGTTGTATCAAGACCTTCTATTTCTTCCGATGTAATACCTTCGTCTAGTTTTCTACGCGTTAGTTTCGATGCTGGTACTCTATATGCTAGCTCTGTTTTTGGACGATCCATACCGTCTTGTATAGGACGGAAAAAGAAAGGGTAGTTAATTGATATTGGTACTACCTTGTCGGTAAACATTTTTTTAGCATCAGCACCTGATTTTGATAATATACCGAATCTTGAGTCTGAGCTAATTGTAGCTTGGTTAACCGTGTCTGCTGACGCCATAAAGGAGAAACCAGACCGTCTGTTTTTGAGGTAGCATATACCATAGCATCTTTGGTCTGCTTTGCAAGCTTCCCAGAAAATGTAGAATAATCTATTTGATTCCCTATAGTCTGCTGCCCCAACGTCAATCTTAGACCACTGCAAGAACATATAGTGAGAACCAGTGATGTAAGTAGCCAAGCCTCTATTATAGAACCAATATCCTTCTTCACGTCTTTTAAATTCTTCATCAATATAATCGTACCATTCTTCTTTGAAACTACTAGGATAACGCTGCCAATCGAAAACACTCTTTATTTTAGATAACGTTTTTGGGTATTCTGCTTTAACCCACATTTGTTCTTCTATTTTTTTAGAATTACTAAAAACGTTTTCTGGTTCTTTTGGCAAAGCTATTTTAAGGTTTTGTATTTCAACAACCTCTCCTATAGTTCCGTCTTTACTAATGACAACAACGTCGTGTTCAACGTCGTAACCATACTCCCACTTTTTATACCTGTTGTTTCTTTTCAAAACATTAGGCTTTATGTGGTCTTCTATCGTTTTAACTAAAGACTGCTCGTACATTATCTTGATCTGCCCTCTGCAAAACCTTTAAAACTTTTTTCTTTAGTTTCTCCAGGTTTATCTTCAAGCATACTTTTTTCCTCTTCTATTCTGGCTAGTATTTCGAACGCGTCGAATATAGCAAGCTTTTTAGTAGCCGCAGCATTTTTAAGTCTGTCTGCAGAAACATCATCTTCAGTATTGGTAATGATTTTTTCTTCAGCAACTTTAATCAACTCGTCAACTGCTTTTTGCCCAGCTCGGATTATATTCCTCCTCGTTTCCTTTGAACTCATACTTAACTAAAATATCATTTGATTGCATACAATAAAGTCTTTGTTTATTTATAATAAACTCGAACTCTCTATTAGATTTAAAACCGACTAGATCACCTTCGTTTATACCTAAAGTTTTTAAGGTTTTGTTTCCTATCTTTACTATACCTTTATTTTTTTCTTCTGGTTCTTGTGACCATTGATCAGTATTTTTTATTGGTATAATAAAACAATGTTCACCAACCGGCTTCCACTGATATATATTTCTGTAAAGATATATTTGATCTAATTGGCAAAGATATTTATTGTCATCTAGGGTTTTACTACTATCAACTTCTTTACCCTGATGATTATAATATCTTCTAAATACATTATGGTGTATGATAACCTCATCACCTTTTTGTATTGGTGTTGAATAAGCAGAAGGCGTTGATAACACTACAGCTCTTCTACTTATTAGCTTAAAGTTTTCTATACTAGAGTTAACCACAAGCTTATCACCGTTTATGTTAATTTCATTGTCATACCTACTGTCTACAGGTGTGACTATAAAATCAAAAACACTTCTCATCAATATTCTAAATCATATTCAACGGATATAGCCATGTTAGAATTAAACTTCTTCCATGGCAATACCTCGTTGTTTTTCTTTATAAATATGTTATAAGAAGCATCTACATCTTCAAAAAGAATATGCGATATTTCGTGACCACCATAGACCTGTTGGCCTATAGCGTAATGCATCGCATCGTTCTTATAATCAGAACCAATACTTATTTTCCTTATAACAGTACTCATTAGTCCTCTGATTTAACAACAGCTAGCTCACTGTCATCTTCTTTTTCGATTTTAGTGTAAGTACCGTCTTCTAAATTAATATTAATAGATCCGTACTTTTCTTCTAGCTGCTTTTTAGTTTCTTCGATACCCTCGTTAATACCCGCGATCTTATGTAGCAAAGAGTGTTTGTTTGCTTCTAGTTGACCGATCTGATTAACAACAGTACCTAGTTCTGATTGTTGTTCTTTAACTTGTTTAAGCTCTTCAGCTGTAATTGATTTTGACATTTAATTAAATTTAATTGATTATTAATAACTTATACTACTTATTGTTACTTGATTTTTTGTTTTTTTCCCACGTTCGCCCTACGAAATACGCGCCGTAAACAGTTATAAGTAGTGATTGAAAAATAGGTATATAAGTCTCGTCTACTTGAAAGCCACCAATGTTGCCATCAAAAAAAGATAGTGCTGTAAATATAACCGTCAAATAAACTAAAACTAATGGACGAATGTTTTTCGAAAGAAAACTATCACTTTCCATATCTAGTTTCCAACGCTCTGTTACTTGATCTTGAGCATCTTTGTCGGCTTGTTCTAAAAGCTCTTGTAGCTTTTGCTTAGCAGCTAATCGTTCTTCATCTGTAGTTGTAAGTTTGTCTATAACACTACCCACATCTTTAATTAGATTACCAGATAAAAGACTTAAAAGTTTTTTCATTTATTCAGTAGTGTAAACTTGAGTTTTAAACTTAAACTTACCTGTTTTAGGATCTTCTACACCGCTATGTCCAAATCTAAATGTACCGTACCCGCCTTTTTTAGCTTTTGCGTAGGCTTTATCAAAAGATTCCCTAATAGTTTTATCTCCACCTGCATAATGAAAACTTTGCCCAGGATCCATACTTCCTTTTTTTATTGATGTTAATAGTTCTTTTCCAAGTTCAGCACCGGTTGATTTTAACTTTTCAGCTATCATTTTTTTATTTTTTTCAGGATCATCTTTATGCATTGCAGATCCCCCGCTCATACCGGTGAATTTAGCGGCTGAGTCTCCGTGTTCCATTTTATATGGAGACATTTCCATAGCTGATGCTTTGTCATCAACGGGCATATCTTGCATTAAGTTTTTCTTTTCTTTCGAGATAGACTCCATGTGAGCTACAGAACCTTCCATCATTAGTCCAGTTTGTTTCCCTTTATCATCATACATTTTAATACAAGATGATTTTTTCATTGGTGATTTATCGTAAGGCATTTTGTTTTGTTTTAATTATTTATTTTGTTTTGTTATAAGCTTCTTTTTCCCAAGGTAAGTTTTTAGCTCCTTCTTTAATACTCGAGCGAGGTATTACCTTACCTTTCCAGTATACATTTTTATTATCGTAATCAAGATCACCTCTACGCATTTGATCTATGTGTATCATTTCGTGATCAATTACTTCTTTTATTTTGTTTGGTTTAACATTTACGTTTATAATAATTGTACCGTTATTGTTGGCTTTACCTAGCACGCCATCTTCCATTGTTGTATGATATATAGGTGTACTATCTAAGATATATGGAGGTTTTATTTTAAAAGCCATATTATTTGTTGTAAGGTACTTTATCGTTAAACCACGCTTGTCTAGCAGAGCAACCGCAAGGAATATTTAAACCTTCTGAAACTTTGTCTACAATAGTTTTTATACCTGTAGCTTTGGTAAATTTCGCAATGTCGTCTCCTAGTCCTTTTGATTTCATTACCATTTAACTTTATCAGCCCAGTAAGCCGCAGACATTTTTCCTTTTTTAATATTTTTAGCGTGTCGCGCTTTAAAACTAGCTCTACGTGCTTTTTGTTTTGCTGATTCACCTGATTTAGGTTTACCAGCTGTAGTTACACCTTGTTGACCAAAACGTATAATTTTTTCTTTACCAGACTCACAAGCTTTTACTATATGTGATTTTGTTTTGTGGTCTGGCGTCCGCCGAGGTTTATTACACTTAAGTGTTTTTTTATCAGTTGCCATATTAAATTACTCTATAAGTTGTCTTGCCATTTATACGCTCGACTCGTAAACACCTGTTTCTATTTTGGTCTTCAGATACCCAGCTGACATGTACCCAGTCTGGATTTTCATCATCACCAAACTCCCATATCATTTGATCAAAATTTAGGTTTTCTTTTACCCAGTGAAACATTTCAGCGTTTGTAGCGTGACCATAGGTATCATCAATATCAATTGCTCTTCCTTGGCAGTGCTGTGATCTAGAACTTCCACCTATAGCTTTATTAAGTTCTATAGATCTAAAAAATGAATTTACTTTTATAGGATCATTAACCCACTCACGCAATGGTTCAAATATATTTTCAGCAACACCAATCATATTACTAAGCTCATATTCGTTTGGTTTATTTTCTAAACCAAGACGTATAGCTGTAAGGCTTCTTGTAGCCTCTTTGTAACTTATGTGCTTACTTATATTTTCCATTTAATTCTATTCATTCATGCAAGCCTCTAGCTCTTTAACTTTCAGCTTTAACTGATCAACATCGGTAACGACTTTTTCTTGATACTTCTCTAAATATATAAGACGCATATTTTGTTCTGCGTCATCTGGAAGTGCCCCTAGCTCTCCACGTGGCCATTTAATTCTAAACTCAGAGTTCATCTCAAGCTCAGACTCCATACGCATAAGATCTATATGCATTTGTTGTATCTCAGCTATCAGTGTAAAATAAACTCCTGCTATTGAAAGCAAACCAGCGCAGATAGCAATTATTGTTTTTACATTGACGTTGAATTTAGTATTTTCACTAAGCTCAGACATTATTTATTTTTTTTAAGATCTATCCATTTAGTAACGGTATAGCCTATAGTAACTATTAACAATAATATTTTTAAACCCATTTCAAGCTCTGTAAATGTTGTTACTCCTAGTGTAGTACCGTTTATAGCATAAATTTTTAAATCTTGTAAAGAAGACATCATCTTATCCTTTTGCTCTCGACGTAATAGGACCTTGTAGATCGTAGGACTTGCAAGGGTATTTTTTAATTTGCATGCCTTTAATACCTGAGCTACTACCTTTACCCATTGGGAAACCGCTGGTATCTAGTGGTCCGTCCCAAATATGTGATTCCCCTACTTGACCTTCTAGTGTTGGCTTTTTAAGAATTTTATCTATTGCGTGTTCCATAGTTTTTATTTTACATTATAAGTTTTTCCATCAACTTCAAAAGTAGAAGCGCCTGATTTTTCCGCGTCAATTTTTGCTTTAATAAAAGCATTACCTTGAAGAGGTGACATACCTAAAGGTGTTTTAACAGAAGCTTGTCTTTGCATTGCAGAACCATAAATTGTTTCAGCCATACCTCTAGTCTTATCACCAAATAAATCTTTAGCACCACCCATTTCGTTACCAGCCATTGGAGGTTGAAAAGTTTGAGAAGCATCTATACCAACGCTTGATAATTCAGGATCTACCATACCCATGGGTGATGCTGGTTCTATCTTAAATGTTTTACCTTCAAAAGGATTTGTTGGGTTCATAGCTCCACCAATTATCGCTGCCCCCGCAGGTACATCAGCTGTGGGTGCCGCTGGCAAACTAGCGCTAGCTGCTGCAGCTTGTTGAGCTTGTTGATTTTGTAGAGCTCGACCGAAAACTCCAGCTATACCACCCCCTCTTTGAGCAAGACTTTGAAGATCTACTTGACCTATGCCTCCGCCAGCGATACCTCCTAAAAATTTGTTTGGTGAATCTTTTTTCATATTATCTTTCTTTATCTTTATTAACGTTTTTAATAGCAAATGAGTAAACTTTATCGCTGTAGCTTTTGCCTTTCATTATACTGTTTCGCCTGGTGCTTGTAGGTATATCTTCTTCACCTAGCATTATTTTATATACTCTTGATATTAATTGTTTACCTTTAAACGAAACTTTATATATATTGTACTTCTGTGTAGTTCTATTATTTCTTCGCCAAAGCGTAATCCAATCATTTTGTAAAAGCTTATTCCACCTGCGATTATCCCAACTAAAAGAATATACGCCATCTTGAAAATCTTTTCTAGTAAACATATCCATGCAGTCTAAATAAATCAAAAGCTCTAGTTCTGCATCGTTTAAACCATTGTTTTTACAAGCCCACTTACGTATTATACGATAGTGTTTAAGAAGATTTAAATCCCTAATGTCGCTAGCATCTATTCTCATAGTACAACTACAACGTCAATATCTTTTATAACATAAAAAACTTCTTTATCTACTTCAAGGCGGTGGCTAGCGTTTTTGTCATAGAATATTGTTTGACCTTCTTCTATACCCTTAACATCATCACCACAATGAAGTACAGTTGCCTCTTTATAACGAATATCAACTCTTTGCTTACCAGTTAACATAAGACCACCATCTGTTTTTTTGATGGTATCTTCTTTTTTCTTTTTTATTACTATGTTTCTACCTATTGCTTTCATCACCAACTCTTAAATTATTGATTACACAATCTGTAGAAAGTATAGTGGTAGCCACTGAAGCCGCGTGTTTGAGCGCGCTTTTAGTTACAAGCAGCGGATCTATAATCCCTGTATCAACCATATGAACAGTTTCACCTGTAACTACATTAACACCCATACCTTCTTCGGGCGTACCAACCTCTTCCAGTCCAGCATTTTTTAGTATAGTTTTAAACGGAGCTTTAATAGCTTCTAGCAATATCTTTTCACCAATGCCTTTTGCTTTGGTTTTATTTGATGCATCACGCAAGGCTATACCACCTCCAGATACTATACCTTCTTTTACCGCGGCTTTAGTAGCACAGATAGCATCTTCGACTCTATCTGATTTTTCTTTTAATTCTATTTCAGAATTAGCCCCTACTTTAACTACAGCAACTTTAGCTGATAATCTAGCTAAGCGCTTTTCAAGTCTTATAACTTCACCAGGGGCTTTTGCCTTAGCTATTAACTCTTTAACTGAACTAGTTAATTCTTTTATTTCATCGGTAGATACATCTACCTGTAGTATTGTTTCTGTATCGTTAGTTGTGCTTTTAAAGCATGATCCTAAAAAGTCTGGGTTAATAACATCTAAGTCATCGCCAAGATCCTCGTTGATAACAGTAGCACCAGTTAGTACAGCTAAATCCGAAAGTGTATCTTTCTTGTTTATACCATACGTAGGCGCGTTCACTACATTTACTTTTATATTGCCTTTTACTTTGTTCATTGCTAGCGTGGCTAACACTTCTGTTTCCAGATCACCAATAATAAGCAAAGGCTTTTTATTTTTAATAACATATTCGAGTACTGATTGAATCTTGCGTATTGATTCTACTGGTGACTCGACTAGCAGTACAAGAGGATTATCAAGTTCTGCTACACGCTTTTCTTTACTAGTTATAAAATGAGAGTTGGTTAAACCTTTTTCGTATTGTACACCATCGACAAGCTCAAACTCTGTCTTATCTTCAGTTGTCGGTTCCATTACGACAACTCCATTTTCTCCAGCGGCTTTAAAAGCATCGCCAATAATTTTACCTAGTTCATCATCGTTGTTACAACTAATAGCCGCTACATCATCAAGCATGCTACCCTCTACTGCTATAGCTTTTTTCTCTAAGTACTTAACGACTTTATCAACAGCTGTGGTAATACCATTTTTGATATTACGTACGTTGTCTTTATCTAGGTTTTTATAAGCCTCAGTTAAAATTGAGTGCGCTAGTACTGTAGCCGTTGTTGTTCCATCGCCAGCTTCTTGAACAGTTTTTCTAGCAGCTTCCTTTAGAAGCGTAGCACCCATATTTTCTACTGGGTCTAACAGTGTTATAGCGTTTGCTACAGTTACACCGTCTTTTGTTATGACAGGTTTGCCCTGATCATCTTCTAGTATTACACATTGGCCGCTAGCCCCAAGTGTGGAGCTAACAGCCTTTGTTAATTTATCTATACCTTTAAACACCTTATCCTTGGCATCTTGACCAAAGTTAAGATTTTTGACAATTTTGTCAGTCATGATTTAATTTAATTTAATTTTATTATAAAGTATTATTCAAAGGTCTTAACGACTTGTGGTCCGCGTAAGTAACCAAGCTTTTTCTCGTAATGCTTAATGCTAGCATCAATAGCGGCTTCAGCTCCTTCCATGGTTTCGCGTCTCGTTACGTCGATCCAAGAATCTTCTTTATTAGGATCTAGGTATTCTGTTTGGTAAAAACCATTTGGTAATTGTACTATGCGCCAGTGTTTTTTCTCTGTTACGTGTTTCCAAAGGTTAATGGTTTTTTCACTTACTTGTGGTTGACTACTCCACGTACTAGTCGAATAAAATAGTGTCATTGGTTTTGGTTTTAAATTACTATTTGGTTTGCCATTTCCCTGGCCGGGTATATTCTATATACTCACTTGTTTTTAGTAATTTTTACGTAAGTCTTATTCTTACCACTCCTGCGTTATGATATAAACCACCAACTGGTATACCACCAGCGGCTGCAGCTGTATCATCAGCAAAGTTAAAATTAACTAACGTAACTAATACGCCTGCAACAGCATCAACATAACCCTTTGAAGCCGCGTCTGTATTGGCAACAGGAGTAAGTGGTATTGTTACTTGGCCAGCAAACTCACCATTGCCACTAACTGATAAGTCCGCACCAACGCTAAGATCATCTGCAAAAACACCTCTAACTCCGGTAAAATCACCACCAATAGTTAAATTGTTTGTTATTGTTACACTGTCAGGCAGTCCAATTTGTAGAGTTTGACTGCTAGCTGAGGTTTCTATTTCATTTGTAGTACCTATAACACTTAAGTTTTGTGTATCTAAGTTTACAATACCAGTTCCAGTGTCTCCTAAGAAGTTTAAGTTAACACGCGCTGTCACAAATGAAGCAAGCGCATCAGCACTAACACTGAAGTTAGAGATCTCATCTGGATCTGTTGGAACTCTTGATATTATAAATAAATCAGTGGTTTGTAAACTTGCTACTGATGGATAGCTATAAATTATTGCCATTTTATGTATTTAATTGTTAATAATAATTCACCACGGAGTGGCTTTAGTTACGCTTGTTGGCGTAATTTTTTCTGTAATTTGAGAATCAAGGCCTGCTTTTATAACATCAACGTCTAAATTACTTGCTTCTAGCCACCTCTCTACATCGGCTTGAGTAAGATCATTAAACACTGTAAAGCTATCCGGGTTAGCGTCTTCTACAATTTGAGTTCCAACAGCGCTAGATGTATAGGCATTTCCATCGGCATCTGTTTGATCTGAAGTAGCCGTAAGGCCCCAGTGTATATTGTATACAACATCAGTAAGGCTATCTTGCGATGGGTATGTGTCAAGGGCGTTAATGCTCCAAGAATATGTATTTGCCATTTTTGTTTATTTTATATTTATTAATTACTTATTTTATTGGTTTTCTAAAGTAAGAGTTACTGAAAAAGGATTTGTTTGATCTTCAATAGCGGCAGCTATTATAGCCTCTATCTGGGCAACTTGCTCTTGCCCCATAGCGGCTTTACACCAAGAAACAACATCTTTGTTTGTTAAATCATTAAAAGCTGTGAAATCTGCTATACTGCTAACGTTTAAAATTTGAGTTCCAACAAAATCACTTCTATAAGCGGTCTCATTATCTTCACCAGTTACGTGGTAATGTACATTATACACGACGTCTGTGTATTCTCCATTTTGTGGATAAACATCCACTGTTCTACAATCCCACTCGTAGTTTATCATGATATTTATTTTAAGCTAATTCTTTTAATTGTATTCCTATATTAGTGTATCTCTAAAAACCGTTTGCTTGAAATCTAAGCGATATTTTATCATCAGCATTAAATGTAGCTGTTTCTGCGAAATCAAAAGAAACTACTTCACCCGCGTTGTTTCCGTAAGACGAAACAACTGATTGCGATAAAGATCCGTTTACATACACTTGTAGAGTGGCTGAGTCACCAGTTGGGCCTGTGGTGTAAGAGCTGTAGGGATTATTTGCTACGCTAACCTTACTAACGCAACCTTTAAAAGGTGGTATTATAATACCATACGCGTAAGGAAAAGCGGTAGTCATTCCAGTGTTATACAGTGTATTATTAGAAGTATTACCGTGATATCCTCTCCAATTTATAAACATTGTTTGACCGTGGAAAGTGTCGGCTTGCATTATTTTTCCCATATTACCAACTATTTTGTACTATATTAACCCATGCATATGTAGTAGCTCCTGTTTGCATACACATATCTACATAACTATTATTACCTGACGTGTAATACCTTAATGTTCCAACTTTACTGGCTGAAGCCGCTGCTGTATCATTAGCTAATTGAACACCTCCGTTTACCTGTAATTTAGATTGAGGACCCGTCGTCCCGATACCGACGTTGCCGCCCGAAGTAATACGCATTTTTTCAGAGCCATTTGGTGAAAAAGTTAAATAACTGCTGCCGGCAGTTGATCCTAAATCAATTTGGTGATTTGCTGCTGTATCTGCAGGTGCTCCATAAACCCTTAGATGTCCATTGTTACTTGCTGTAGCAAAAGTTAAAGCCGCTGCTGGTCTACTAGTAGAAAGATTATCGTCATAAGTATTTTCAATTCTAATTGCAATGTCGTCATTATTAACACTCCCCTCAACCTCCAACTTTTCACT